ACAAAGTTAACTACAAGGTTTGCAGTAGGGTTAATGTTCAGAGGCATACCGCAGCCAGCATATTCTTTTTGACCGGTTGAATCATATGTCGCAACTAGTGTTGCTCCACGGAAAACTTGAATGTGACCAGTTCCATCACAACCCCAAAAAGCTTGAGTAATATAAGCGCCCGAAAGGATCTCGTCACCAATAGCTACACAGGTTGATGTGCCATTAACGTTTGTTGTCGTGCTATTGCCAGACAATATAATATTGCCAGAGTTTGCAGCGGATACGTGAACAACAAACGATGTATTTTTTCTACTAGAAATTGATACAGCCATTATTCACCTCTATACGTGATAGCAAAGTCTAGCATTTGTTCTACACCTTCAGGTGTTGCACATGCTGTCATGAACTTTGTCTTGTTGTCTTCGTTAAGCTTCTCAAATACGTTTAACATAACTCTCTGATGTGATTCTGAGATATCGCTTAGACGATCTTGAAGGCGCTCTTCTTTGTTGAGTGGCTTACCACCACGTTCAGCAGTCAACTTAGCAGCAATCGCCATTACTTGACGCTTCTTTGCCGACTTGCCGGCAAACTGCGGAGCATCAGACTTCTTGAAGTCTTTGATTACTGTTCCCATCGAAGCTTTCTTCATGTCAAGCTTTTCATCAACTTGTACAGTTTCTTCTTTCGCAAGTTTCTTTACTGCTCTATTAATACCTGCTTTACGATTATCAGATTTGTCTAAATGCGCTTCGATTTCGTCGGCATCGCCATCAGATGCAATACCTCTTCCCGCAGCACGATCGTGGTATGCTTTATTATCGCCTGCTTTATTGATATACCTTCCAAGAGTTCCCTTTGAAAGCTCTTCTAGCTCTTCAACTTCTTCGTTGGCAATCTTGCGAACCGTATTCTTACGATTATAGTACTTGCGAGCGTCGTCAGCACTTTTACCGCTCTTTTTAAAGAGATCTGGAAGTTGCTTACCAGCCTTCTGAGCATATGAATCCTTAGCTGCGGCCGAGACTTCATCAAGCTCTTCAGCTTCTTCAGCAACTTTCTTCTTACCACGAAGAAGTTTAAAGTCATGAGCATCAACCTTGCCATTCTTATTGGCATCGATCTTGTGCTGATTGCCCTTAAGAGCCTCATAGACTTTTTCGTCTTCGCCAGGGTTATAGCCCTTACGACTTTTACGACGGTCGATGGTCTTGGTGTTGCCATTAAAGACATCGTCACCATTTCCGTTACGGTCGGTAGTCTTGGCAGTAACGTGCTTGTCGATAAACTTTTGTTCATCGGCAGACTTTACCTTCAAGTAACCTTCTAGAAAATCCTTAAGCGTCTTCGCCATCGTCGTCCAGTCCTTCTAAATCTGAGTCATCAAATTGTAAATCTTCGTCTTCCAGGTCTAGATCGTCGACATCATCAAACTCGTCCTCATCGATGTCATCATCGAGATCGTCGTCTTGATCTTCTGGTTCTAACTCTTCTTCGTCTCCAGCATAAATACTCTGCGCTATACCTGTGCGCATAGAGTCTAAAGCTTCGAGAGCTTTTTGGCCCATAATGTCGTTAAATACCGAAGCAAACTTGGTTGGTTGTTGGTCCAGTCCGGAATCGATAAGATCTTCAATGTTTGGCATAATTTTTCTCCAATTTTCTTTTATTTATAATCAAGCAGGTTTCTTCACCACATCAGGAACAGCAGGACCGAAGTCTGCATCCTTAGGTGGGTTTACAGCAGGTTCGCTAGGAGGAGTTCCAGCGTCATCTGGCTGCATGCCTGCACCAGGAACAGGTTGTCCATCAGGTCCTAGTTCTGGTTGGTTATATTGTGGGTTATTTACTTCATCTGCAATTTGCTTATCAATCTCTTCCATATCTTCATCTGTCTGATAAAGAACGTTGCGACGAATCCACTCGTGTGAGAAGTATTTGCTGGCGTAATCATCTACATCACGAAGCATCGATACACGATCACGAAGGATCTCGGTGTTACGTAGTTCTGCAAAGTGATTGTCTTCGGCATACTCAAACTTAAAGTTTGTTTTGAACTCGGCCCAGTCTTCTGAGGTGATAACACCCTTAAGGATAAGTTGCTTCTCAAGGATTCTGGTAAACAGATCAGAGAAACGCATTCTTAGGCGAGTAATAAACTTGGCGAACTTGACCTCATCACGTGTAATCTCTGTAGCACGGCCGAAGCTATACTGAGCAGATGGATCCATACGGCCGATAGGAACATTTAACGACTTGTAGAGTTTATTCTGGAAGTATGTAACGTCATCCATTTGACCAAGGTTCTGCCCGCCCGGGAGGGTAGTGATTTCTGTACCCTTACCACCTTCACGACGTGGCAGCCAGAAATCTTCTAGCATGGTCATGTGTTTGCGATCATCACGGATTTCACCGGTAGCCGAATCGTATACGACCTTATTCTTGAATCGTGTCATTACGTCACGAAGATATTGTTCAGCCTTCGGCTTAGGAAGATTACCGACATCGATGTAGAAGATACGACGTTCAGGTGCACGTGAGATACGATAGATGACCAATGAGTCTTCCATCGCTTTCAACATGTTTAACGGTTTGATAGCTTTTTGCAGGTAACCAATAACAAGGTCACCATTGACGTTTACAAGACCAGATGACACATTGACAATAGAGTCTATGGCAATCTTAAGGCCTTGTGCACCGGTATCTTGGAAAGGAGCTACGTTATTAGGAACGCCAGCGGTCTTTGCAAAACCTTTTTCGTTATAAATGTAAAATTCGCTACTAGCTTGTGGAACGGTTACATTGGATGTAGTTGAAACTTTTCTTTTCTTGACGGTACGAACTTTACGGATCTTGCGCGGATCTACGTAACGAAGTTCTTTGATACCCTCACGAGGGTTGGTCTCATCGATCATAGCATGATAGATTAGACGCCCGTCAACGTACCACTTCTTAAAGATCTCGTACGCGTATTGGTTAAACTCTAGAAGGTCGACAACATTATCGAACTCTTCTTGAATTAACTTTTTAATTTTATCGGGTTGCTCAAGGTCATCTAGATTAAGACTGACGATTGATTTCTTAGGATCTGCTACGATAGCCTCGTTTACAATATCATCGATGGCCATCTCGACCTCTGGATGCATTGCAACTTCACGATACTTATTGACTAACTCTGCTTCTGTACGAACTGCACCGTCAAGATCAACGAATGTACCATAGACACCGCCTTCGGCCACAACCATTGCACCATCATCGGTAGCTTTGGGTGTGAACGAAGGAATGTCGATCGGTTCAACTTTTTTCTTGATTTCAAAACCAAATAATTCGGCCATGGGTTCTCCAATTTAAATAACAAAAAAATAAGGGGGATGGTTACCCCTTATTTATCAGGCGCCCCCGGCCCTATCTGTAGTTCCACCACTTACTGTCCAGTAGTCGTATGAGAACGTAACCTGGAATGATTCGATCTGGTCGGTATTTGCCCAATCCATTTCGATCGGTGAGATAACGCTTGGGAAGATTCCATCGAACTTATATTCACGGATTGGCGAACCATCCTTAGAATATTGAATTACAGTAGCGTTAGACTTATAACGATTGATTTCACGAACGTTACGCTCAAGACGGTTGATGCGGTTTGACCACTCTTCCATTGCGTTACGGATCAAGAAATCTTCATCGTTAATAATCGTTACTGTCCAGTCACCGAATGTTCTGTCTCCGGCCAGCTTCATCTGACGGCCGAAGTAAAACACTGGAATCACACCGAGTTGTGATTCCGGAATCTGGGCAGCTTGAACCATAAATGGTGTCTTGAGATCTCCAGAAGCATTCGCAGGATTGTTGATACGCACCTGGAATAGATTCTGACGAGCACCACCGTAGACCAGTTGGCTTCTCATCTCATTAATATTAAAAGCCATTTGCTTTTCCTCCTAGTTTCTTTTATTTATTAGAACTGGCCAACAACTTCATTGAACTCTACACCCGAGCGTACAGCTACGAAGTTCAACTGGATGAAGTTGATGCTCTTAGCAGGCTTGATGTAGATGTCACCAACAAAGCGGTTTGTATCGATAACTTCTGGAGTATTGTTTGTTTCGTCACAAACAACACGGAAGTCAGTGATACCACGACGGCCTTGAACATCACGGAGGAATGGTTCAATCAGGTTAAGGAACTGCGCTCTTGTGAACTCGTCGTTGAATTCAAATAGCATCTGATTTGCAGCAGTAGCAATGGTCTTTTCTAGGACGATGAACAGACGACGTACGTTGATACGATCGAATGCGCTTGGACGGCCGAGTGCCGTCTTATCACCGAACAGAACTGTTCCTTGGCCTGGTTGTGTAATTACTGGGTTAACGTCATTCTTGTACAGAAGATCGCGATCTGTCTTATTTGGGCTATATGCCAGCTTAACAAGATTCTTGATTTGACCACGGTTATAGCCAGCAGGCGAGAACCAAGGATCACGAAGATCATCTGAACGAGCTGTCAGACCTGCAATATCACCGTTCAGTGGAACATAGCGATATACATCGTTGTACTTATCGTACTGGTACTTGTAACCGGAATCGATGAATGCATACGAGCTGTTACGTACATTCTGACGGAATGTTACGATGTTTGAAGCTTGTGAACCTTCGGTATTTGCTCCAACAACATCATTCTTATCAGGCGAAATAAACACTACACAATCTTTACGAACATCTGCGATGTTGTCGATCAGATAGTTAGCAAGTTGTGCACCGTTTGATTGGCCTGTTGCCTTACCAGCCATAATCAGTGATACATCAACCGATGATGCATCAGCAAAAAGGTCATACGCATTTGCAAGAGCAGCTACCGTAGCAGTGCTTTCTGTTATACCATCACGTCCACCGATGAATGATTCGGAAAATGGAAGTGAAGTTGTTGAGTTTGCAAGTAATGCAGCAGTGTTAGTTGTAGCATCACTACGGTCGTTGGTTGCCCATACGTAACGTGAGTTATCGTTGATAACAGTCTTGTAGAATGCAGTTGTACCATCTTCACCGATTGCATCTGTAGCACGTGATAGATTCTCGTAAACCTCAAGAACTGTTCCTGGAGTTCCGCTGAACATACCATCTTCGTCTACAACCACAGCACTTACCTGATCGACTGTAGTCAGACCACGATCTGAAAGATAACGCGATGTTCCTGGTGCTGTTGCAACAGTATTGTAGAATTCCCACTTACGAGTAATTGTGTTCGCTGAGAAGTTAGAAGCACGATTCCAAGTATCTTCAAACGTAATATCAAAGAATGCAAGACTTGAGGTGTCTTCAGATGTTATTAGCGGAAGTGATTTAATCTTAAGTGTCTGTGTACCAACTGTACTATTACCAAGTTCAATGTAGTCGCCAACAGAGAGTGACTGAAGAATAGTATTGGCAGCTGTTTTGGCTTCGGCATAGGTAAGATTACCACCACCAATACCTGGTTCAACCCACGTAAGTACAACGTTAGCAACGCTTGAGTTGACGTTGATGCTAATAGCAGCATTAGAAAGCTGTGCTAGTTTGTAGTCTGTTGCAACACCGCCGACTGAGGTATTGCTGAACATATCAATTGAGCGTGAATACTGATTTACAGAATCACACATTGAAACACGGAGTGAGTTGCCAAGATCGCCTGGATAACGAGCTACAAATTGCGTATTTACAAACGTAGCATTTGCAGGACCTTTATCTTCAAAGTCATCCGCATTCTTGACAATGCAATTTGCAAGAGCAACAACACCGCTATTAGCAACAGCATTGAAAGCAAGAGTATTTGCAAAGAAGTTGAGTTGAGCATCTGTAGAAGATGTGGCATTAGCAGACAGAATAACAGTGGTGTTTGATACACCGGTCGAGGTTGCCGAAACAACAAAGGTTCCATTCGGAATACCAGCACCGAATACAGCATGACCCGCAGCAACACCATAAGAATTACCAGTTAGGATAACTGTTGTATTGCTATTAAGATTTGCTGAAGCAGCTGCAACAGTGTTCGAGAAACCGGTTGTTACAGCAGCACGACTTACATAAAGAGCATTACCATATGCAAGGAAGTTAGCAGCAGTATAAAATGTTTCGTAGTTATTATTTGTAGGCATGCCGTATCGGGCGGCCAGAGTATTTTCTGAATCTACAAGAATGAACTTGCCGACAGGACCCCAACGAAATACTCCACCAATAGCACCAACCGTGGTTGCTAAAGCCGGAATTGTTGTTGTAAGATCAATCTCGGAAATGTTAATTCCAGGGCTGACTTGAAACGCCATTGTAATCTCCCTTAATCGAAGGTGTTTAACCAGTACTTTTTCTTTTATTTATAATTTAACCAGATTACGCAAATAGACCCTTGAACTCGGGATTCCACTGCTGAGACATGTCAATGACCTCTA